CAGAGTTACCCAACGAGGTGACTACTTGTATGACATTATCAACCAAACATATATCTTCGAGAATCCAGTACACGTCCGTATGGTTCTGTTCCTGGCCTTTGAAGATCTACCCTCAGCCGCACGTCAGTACATCATGATTAAAGCGGCACGTACCTTTGGTGACAAGATGCTTGGCACTGACGTGGTACATGAGTATTCAGCTCAAGATGAACAAGATGCTCTATACAGTTTCCGTGATGCTGAAGCCGAATCTGGTGATCACAACATCTTCACAGATTCATGGAGTGTCGCAAATATATTAAACCGTTAAGGAGGCATTATGTCTGTCGTTAGCTCAACTATTGCTAACATCTATGATGGTGTCTCTCAGCAACCCCCAACACTGAGGTCAGTATCACAATGTGAGCTACAAGAGAATTGCATAAGTTCATTGGTCGATGGTGTTGGTAAACGCCCACCCACTAATCACGTAACTTCCATCTCCTGGGATACCTGGGTTGCTGGTGGTGATAACGTGTTTGTTCATTGGATCAACAAGAATCTTAACGAGCGTTACATTGCGTTCATTAAGTCTGGCTCTGTTGCTACCTATGACTTAGCCGATGGAACTGATACAAATGGAACTCTTACTTCTACTGCTTATCTTGGGGCTTCTGACCCTAGGACAGGCTACAAAGCTATCACAATCGCTGATTACACAATTGTAATTAACAAAGATCAAGTTACCGCTATGGGTGCTGCATCTGCTCCAGGTTCGTATGGACAGAAGAACACTTATGCTGACCTACCTAATCCAGTAAACACCTCTTACTATGAAGTAATGGGATCTGGTGGTGGTGACTTTGATAACTACTTCGTGCTTGGTAATGGCTCGGTTTGGACTGAGGTTGTGAGACCTGGTCTGTACAACGCTTTCGATGCATCAACAATGCCACACGCTCTTATACGTCAATCAGATGCAACCTTCGACTTTGAAGCATTGACCTGGGATGTACGTAATGTGGGTGATGATGACACGAACCCTATCCCTTCATTTATCGGTGAGGCTATTACGTCTGGTTTCTTTTATAAGAACAGGCTGGGCTTCATTGCCAATCAGCAGACTGTCATGTCTGTCAATGGTGAGTTCTTCGACTTCTGGCGTGATACCGCCCGGGCTGTCCTGGACTCCGATCCTATCGATGTATCCTCATCTAACCCTAAGGCTTCTTCAGTTGACCATGCGGTCGCTATGGATGAAAGCTTATTGTTATTCTCTCAAGAGACTCAGCTTATCCTAAGTGGAGGTGACACTCTTACACCAAAGAATGTCTCCATCGATGTCTCAACTCAATTCCAATTAAACACCTTATGTGAACCAACAGCCTCAGGCTCCAATGTTTACTTTGCAACCAACAACGGTCAATACACAGGTATCCGTGAGTACTTCTTAAACTCTGATATCAATACCCGTGATGCTGCTGATATCACTGCACATGTGCCTGATTACATCTCAGGTAATGCACATAAGATTATCCCAGCTACCAACCAGGATATGCTTTTCATATTAACTCGTGATGAACCTAACATCATCTATGTGTATAAGTATTACTGGGCAGGTGATGACAAGCTACAAAGTTCTTGGTCTAAGTGGGTGCTACAAGAAGGTTGTGTGATTCACTCAGCTGCTGTAATGGATTCCAAACTGTACCTGGCTATTGAATATCAGCAAGGTTCCGGTGGTAATTCAACAATGTCGATTGAGTACATTGAGCTGCAAGGTGGACAGGAAGATGGTGACTTAGGTTTCGTTGTACATCTGGATCGTAAAGTTAACCTTACTTCTGGAAGCTATGACTCAGGTACTGATACTACTACCTGGACTGTTCCTTATACTTTATCCACAACACCTCAGGCTTGCCTGGGTTCAACTGCAGGTAATGACGCAGGTAAGGCTTTAACACTCACAAGTGGTGGTGCAGGTGATACTGAGATTACTGCTCTAGGTGATTGGAGTTCTGTTGATATCTATGTAGGTTCTCAATACCTCAAGAAATATCGCATGTCACCTCAGTATGTCCGTGGTGAGAACAAAGCTGTCCGTGATGGTCGGCTTCAACTGAAAGACGTAACAATTGATTACGTTAACTCAGGTTCATTCAAAGCAATTGTTACACCAGAAGGAAGGGACGCAACTGAATATGAATTCACTGCAAAGACTCTTGGAGACTCAAATCTTATACTCGGCTCTCCTATCATGTCCTCAGGTAACTTTAGGTTTCCTATCCAGAGTAACGCTAGAACGACAGTCATTGAGTTTCAGAATGACTCATTCCTACCCTCCAGGTTCCAATCGATTCACTGGATAGGTTGGTTCTACCCTAGGGCAAGGAGTACGGTGTGATTGAGATTCAAGAAGCAACTGCCGGTGCTGCTGCTTATATAGCTCAGAACCTCAGGGAGTCCGATAGAGAAGAGTTAATTGCTGCCTATGGTGATGATATTGCTATGGCAGTGATGGACTCTTACAGACTGTCTCAGAACGTCTGGGTAGCTTACGTAGATAATGTCCCATTCTCCATCTTTGGAGTGGCACAAAGTTACGACTACCCAGACGCTGGGGTGATTTGGCTCCTGGGTACCGATGAGATACTTAAGAACCAGATGAGTTTCCTACGTGGAAGTAAGGAACACTTTAAGCAGATGGTTAAACTCTACCCCTTCCTTTACAACTTCACCCATGTCAACAATAAAGCCGCACAGAGGTGGCTTAGGTGGCTAGGGTTCACTTTAGAAGACCCTGAGCCTTATGGATTGAAGGGAGAACTCTTCATTCCTTTCTATAGGAGAAACAATGATGTGTGAGATAACAGCCGCACTGACAATTGGTTCCGCAATCCTTGGTTATATGGGTCAGCAAGATCAAGCTGAACAGCAACAGGAATCCATCAACCAGGAGACCAAGGTTCGTAACGAAGAACTTCGGAGGAGCCAGGCTTCACAGATGGAACAAGTCTCTCTGGAGGCATTAAAGAACAGAGCCAAGGCTCGTGTCGCAGCTGGTGAAGCTGGTGTCATGGGTAACTCTGTGGATGCTGTTGAGAATGAAATAAGATTCAACGAAGGTCAGGACCTGGCAAACATAAATGCCAACACAAGTTCTGCCATACGTGGATCCTCAGCTAGTCACCAACGTCAATCTAATCAAATCTCACGTCCATCTCTGATTGGCACTGGTTTACAGATTGCATCTGCAGCTAACGATTACAGGGTAAGGACAAAAGCACCAAACCCTAAAAAATAACGAGGTAACAACATGCCTAAGTATGCACAACAACGGCTTAGTAATAGAGCCGTAGTGGACTCAAGACGGATGAGTACGAACCGTGAAGTTCATGCCTCAGGCCAGGGCTTAGGCGCATCTCAATCAGAAGCACTTCAAGCTGCTTTAGGTCTTCAAACCTTGGCTGCATCTCAACGTCCTGATGATATTAGAACGCATAACGAGATGGTCAAAGCTGAACAAGCTAAAGGTGTCCAGGATGAGGCTTCTGGATTAGAAATAACTGATGACCAATCAGGTTGGAGACGACAGGCTCACGTTGCCATGCGTGGACGTAGGGCCGGTATCGAAGCTGGACTTAAGCTCAAGCATGATTGGTCTATGCTGGATCCTGAGGAAAGACGTAACACTGACTATGAGACCTGGTCTGCTGAGAACCATGCAGCCAACTTCGAAGAAGTAGATTACGGAAGTGATCCTGAGTACCTGAATGGTTTCAATGAATCCTTCACCCGTTACTCAGATGAAGCTAGAGCTTCTCAGGCTCAGGAAAAGTTAGAGCTTGAGTTCGAAGAACAAGAGAACGATATAGCTATCAACCTGTATGAAGCTACAGCTGATATGGTTAACCTGGCGCCTGAAGAACAGGTACGTCAGTTTACTGCCCAGGTGGAAGCCTTAAAGGAAATGTACGGTCGTAAGGACTCGGACATGGCAGCTATGAAAGTTGATATTGTCGAAGACCTAGCTCTACAGAATGGGATCAATATGTTCCACCTGTTGGATCAGCCTGGTTCCGATGGTGTCCCTCCCCTTTCAACTCACCCAAGGTGGCGAGATCAGATTGCAGCTGCTAAAGCTAAGTTTGCTTCTGGCGCCATGGAGAAGAAAGGTCGTGCCTATGGTGAAGCTAAGGCTGCTTTAATGGCTAAAGCTGAACGTGGTATCTATGACCCTGCTGAAGTGGAGCGCATTGGTTCTGCCATGAACTTCACTGGTGCAGATTACTATACCTTGAAGCACACTGCTGATGGATATGTTAAGGGTACCCAAGGTCTTGCTGCGTACCAGTATGGTTTCACACAAACTGACCCAGGTGTCACTGCTGTAATCAAGACTCCATTCTCTGAACGAAGCTCTGATGAAAAGAAACAGATCATTCAGTTTGAACAGGGTCGGTTAATGGGCGTACTTAATGGTGAAACACCAGCGAGTTACCTGGCTCAGCAATGGGCAACCAATCATCCAGATTACATTCCACCACAGATTACTCAGTACATGGGTAAGATGTTCACTGATTTAAACTCTCAGTTCGAACAAGGTGAGTTCAGTCCACAGACTCTTAAAGCGATAGAGCTACAAGAGAACATGTTAGCCCAAGGTCGTACCTTAATTGACCCAGGTAACGCTGAGGCACTTAACTCTTATCGTGTGATTAAACATGCGATGAAGTCCGGTGGTGATCCTAAGGATGCCTTAAGGAAAGCTCATGCGTACCTTAACCTGGAGCAAGATTGGCAGAAAGCCTATGGTGATTCTGCAAGTCAGAAAGAGATCGACAAGAAGGTCAGTGAAGTTATTGATAAGGATTGGTGGTTTACAGGTGACGCAAGTAACACCATGGAGATGCGTAGGTTATTAACCCAAGCTACCAAGGCGCATATGCTGTCTGGTGCTCAGAATACTGAAGATGCTATTGAAGCTGCTATAGAGGAAATTAACTCTACTCACGCTTTCGTAGGTGACCGTAAGGTCTACGTAGGTATCGGTGGCTTGCCTCAGCATTACGATGCATTCGCTGATGAGTACCTGGAAGATAACTTTCGTGATATCGCTCAGATGCCTGGTATTAACATTGATCCTGAGAATCAGTTCGATGATTACATCCTGGTACCACATCCACAGAACAAGGACTATGCCTTGCTGTATGAGAAGGATGCGCTTCATCAGATACCTGTAGGTGCTCCAATCAACATTAAGCAGAACTATGATGCTTACATCGACTCTCAGATTAACCAGGTCGATCCAAAGAAACAAGATCAACTCCGTCACATAGATCGTATTGAAAAGATTCATGCGAACAAAAGTGACCACATGAGATTCCTTAAGGCTAAGAAAGAAGCCAACAGGAATGGTGAAACGGTTGATCGCATGTGGGTAGCTAAGTGGTACGAAGAACATTACAAAGGTACACAGACCGGTAAGAAAGGTCGTAATAAACAATATGACCGGACTGACTATGGTAAAGCCTTCTCTGATTTCTTCACTGAACCGCTGGACTACTTAAAATAAACTAATGAGGTAACTTATGGACAACCCAGTACAGGTGTCAAAACCAGAACCTGATTTCACTAAACCTCTGCCTAAACCTGCCTTTACCCCTTTCCAAACAGAGAACCGCTACGACCAAGAGCCTGAGCTGGGTTGGGCTAACGGCTTCTCTGCGGCAGGTACCTATGATGGCGCAAGTATTCTTAAATACGGTGCCACTAAATTATCACAGAAGGAAGATCCAACTTTCTTCATAAGTGATGAGAAGTATAAACATTACTATGACGGTATTGATAAAGAGTTCCATGATGAACTTGATAGTGCCGTAAACGAAGAAGACCTTGGTATGAGGGCTGATCGTGTTCGCATAGAACAGGACGCAATCAAAACTATGAGTAACTTAGGTTACTCTGGTTACGCTGGGTTCATCGCTCGTTCCCTTATGGATCCTGTTAACATTGCTTTCCCTATCGCTGGTGAGTATGCCCTGGCATCCAAAGTCCTGAATACTGCAAGTAAGTTACAGAAGTATTCACGTAGGGCCGCTGTGGGTGCTGGTTCAGTTGCTCCTGTGGAAGCTGCTATGGCTACCGCAAGTCCAACCTATGATGCCACTGATGCAATGTTCGGTATTGCTGCTGGTGCCGCTTTCGGTACCTTCCTTCCCATGAAGCTTAACTCTGCCTTACAGTCCGGTGATGATGAATTCATTCGAGCTGCTGGTGCTTTAGCCAGGGGTCAGTTCGTGGGTGCTCCGGCACCTAAGTGGCACAATGGTAAATACTCTGCGCCCACTGGTGAAAATGCTCCAAGTATCTTTAGGCCTAATGATAACCCTTTTGTGGGTGCACCTAATCCTCCTTGGCGTAACGGTAAGTACATTAAACCGAATGCTCCTGGAGAGTTTGGTGGTCTGGATATCTTCCAACCATCAGGTAAACCTGCGAAACCTTATGTTGGTAAAGGGACTGATGACCTGACCTTTGTTAAAGAAATGCAGGATATGAGGGATGCAGTAATCAGAGGTGACAAGGTCACTGTCAATGACTTAATGCGATTCGTACAACGTCATGATAACACTGCTGGTGGTGAGTTTAAGAACCTGCTGAAGAAGTTGGGTAAGCATATAAACGTCAAAGGTCAATTGATTGGTAAAGCCAAAAGCTCAAGTCACTTGGGTCATTATTGGTCTTACAATGATGAGATCATGATGAACTTCGAAGCGTCAATTAAGAAGTTTAACAATACTCCTCCTGGTGGTGGCGTGAATCGCGCTGACACTTTCTTAAGGACAGCCACCCACGAGCTTGTTCATGGCGCCACAGTACGTAAGCTGAATAGCCTGGATGACATTATCAAGTATGGTAAGAAGGATTCCCCTGAATTTAAGCAAGCCAAGAACATCACACGAGATCTAAATGGTATCAGACGTGCGCTTAATAAATATCGCAAAGACACCGGTGATTCCTACTTTTACAACAGGTATGCTGCCAAGAACAACAAGGAGCTACTTGCGGTTGCCCTAAGTGACCCTAAGGTACGTGAGGTTCTTTCACAGATTCCCTGGAAAGCTGGAGCTAAAGTTTCAGTGTGGGATAAATTTGTAGAGACCATAGCTAACATCCTGGGTATTGCTAAAGGTGCTGAGCGTTCACAGTTAGACAGACTTCTGTATCGTGTTGAAGATGTATTAAATGACGTGGGTTCACAAGCTATGGCTTCTCCTATGGAGATGGTAGCTAAAGACTTAATGGAAGAAGCTGTTGAAGAGATCGCTGATAAGGATGTTAAGGCTACTATCCGTAGTGCAGTAAACAACCTGGGTATCTCTATCGGTTCACAGTTAAGACGTTCTAAGTCAAAGCTTACACAAGAGCTGGGTAACATTCTGTCACCTAACGCTATCGAAGGTGGAGCTGCCGCTGGTTCAGAACAGTCACGTCTCCTTGAGCAAGCCTTATTCAATATGGAAGGTAAAGCTGTCCCAGCCCTTAAAGCTTGGGAAAAGGAACAAGGCATCTCTTATTACCAACGTCTGAACCCTGTGTTCATGGCGCGTAAGCGTGAAGAGTTCTTTAGTGACGTTGATGAGTTCATCACAAGTGGTGCTCCAGGTGCTAACACACATGTGAAAGCTGCTGCTCAAGCAATGCAGGATGAATACTCTCGAATGGGTATGATGCTCAAAGATGCTGGTGTACCTGGCTTTGAAGAGTTCAGTAACAATAAGTACTACAGACCACGTAAGTTCAACCATGACTCCTACCTGGAGATCAATCAGAAGATTGGTGATAGTGGCGTGAAACAGCTGCTTAAACAAGCCATAGCTGACTCAGGTACTGATGAAGCCTTAGCTGAGAAGCTGGCTGAAAGATACGTTACAGTAATGAACGATAAAGTCATAGGTCGTGAGATTGAGATGTTCAAGCTGTTCAACGCTAAAGACCTGGATGAAGTGGGTCGTCAGCTGAGAGCTATGGGATACAGTAAGGACGATGTCGCTGCTTCTATTAAAGCGATTAAGGAAGACCTACCCAATACTAAGGGTAACGGTGCGGATCCCCGTGGTAAGCATCGTATCACCATGAATGAGAACTTTAAGACTGAGATAAAAGGTCATAAGGTTGCGATTAAAGATCTATGGCAGACAAACGCTGAAGCAACATTCCAGGCTTACTCACGCTGGGCTTCCGGTCGTATTGCCCTGGCACAACGTGGGATTAAAACTGATGATGCATTTGAGGCTATGCGTGATGCTGCCTTAGATGACCTACGTAAAATCCAGGGTGTCTCTCAAAAAGAGATCAAGGCAACCAGGGATCTAATCGATGGTCTTTATGATCAAATCATGGGTCGTCCTGTATTAGGTGAGAACCTAGGTTCAACCAGGTCAGAAATCTTACGTCTCCTCCGTAAGTTCAACTTTGTTCGTATCATGAACCAGGTTGGCTTTGCTCAGTTAGCTGAGATTGGAAACATCGTAGGACAGAACTCCTGGCGTCTTACCCTGCAACATGTCCCCGAGCTTAAGAGAAGTATCCAGTTAGCTAAGGATGGTAAGTCAATGTCTCCGCTTATGCGAGAGATAGAGCATCACATTGGTGCCTTTGGTCGTGATCGTTTAATCAACCAACCAATGTCTAACCTGGAAAGTGTGGGTTATGGTGAAGGTAAGGTTGGTTCGTTCATGCATAAAACCAACGTAGCTCTTGAGTATGCCTCACGTGCCACAAGCGATATCTCTGGTATGGCTTTGGTCAACCAATCGTTACAGATCCTGGCTGTCAGAAGCTCTGCTGCAAACTTTACTGAGCAAGCACTTAAGATGGCTAAGGGTACGGTATCCGAAGCTAACAAAGCGAAGATGCTTAAACTGTTTGGTGGTGACGAAGAAATACTCAATCGGGTTGTGAGGCAACTTGAGAAGAACGCTGAGTTTGAACCTAGTTCATTAAGTAACCGTAAGCTTCGTGTAATGAACCTGGAGAAGTGGGATGATGCTGATGCATTGCAAGCTTTCCGTGAAGCATTGCATACCGATGTCTATCGTGTAATCCAGAAGAACTTTGCTGGTGAACTACCTTTGTTTATGTCGAGAGAAATGGGTAGGACTGCTTTCCAGTTTAGAACATTCATGCTGGGTGCTTACGAGAAACAGTTGTTGAGTGGATTGAATTCCCTTGATCCTGCTACGTTCCAATCCTGGGCGTACTCAATGATGTTCGGTGGTATGGCTTACACCATTCAAACTTATGCCAACTCTATTGGTCGTGAAGATCAGGATGAGTTCCTGGAGAAGAGACTTAACGCTACTCGTCTGGGTGCAGCTGCATTCCAACGCGCAGGGTTCTCCTCGGTAATACCTGGGCTTGTCGATACTGGAGCTGGGTTCTTCGTTGATGATCCTTTATTCGCTTACGGGCGTACAACCATGCAGCCAAGTAATTTAATCCTTGGTAACCCAACCATTGACCTGTTTATGAAAGGTCATGGTGCAGCTACTGGTATTAGCCGGTCATTGTTTGATTCTGATTATGAATATAGTCAGGAAGATTGGCGCAATACTAACTCTCTCTTTTTCTTCGGTAATGCCTTAGGTATTCGCAACATCAACAACCTTGTTGGTCAAGACCTGCCTGAGCAATCAACTGAAAATTATTAATAGGACAACGCTATGCCTTTCTCTTATGTAGAGTACACTGGTGACGGTGTTACCGACACATACGCCTTTTCGTTTCCGTACATCAGTACTTTACATGTTAAGGCTATCGTAGACGGAGCGGAGGACACTGGGATCACTTTCCCTACGTCCTCTACCCTCCAACTATCCTCAGTCCCTGCCCTTGGGGACGCTATTAAAATCCTTCGTCAGACTCCAAATGACGAACGTCTTGTTGATTGGCAGAACGGTGCAACATTAACCGAAGCTGATCTTGAGATGAATGATAACCAGCTTCTGTATGTTATGCAGGAGTTCACGGATCAGAACTCTCTGTATCCAGAACTGGAAGACCTTGCCCTCAATCCCAATGCGTTACTCAGGGTTAATAACCTGGGTAACGGGGTTGAACCCGGGTCAACTATAGAAGACGTAAGTGGTAACATAACTGTAGCTGCAGATCTTACTGTTACAGGTAACGTAGATGCAGTTAATATAACTGCCAGTGGTGCGTTCACCTCCCTTGGTATTGATGATAATGCTACTGGTACAAGAATGTTCATTACCGATACCGTAATGGATATGGGTGAAGCTGGTGCTGGATACCGAATCGTCCATACAGCTGACGATCAGTTCATGGCTTTCAGCGGTGGTAGTGGCGCAGGTAATGGCGCAAACATTCTAATGTATGGTGGAACCCATACGACCTTAGCCATGGATGCGAACTTTAGAGCTGGTGCAAACACTTGGGGTAAATGGGATGAATCAGCAGGTTCATTCGCAGTTTACACAGGAGTTGGTGCTAAAACACTCGCACTCACTCTTGATGCGACTCAAGATGCAACCTTCGCTGGTGATTTAGATATCCTGGGTGGTAGCCTAGAAGTTGGTGTTAACGATACAACTCGCGGCATTATTAATGTTCGTGGTGATGGTACTGGTGTAGCAACTGGTGGCAGTATTTCCCTGTTCACCTCTGCTGACTATGGCACCACTGTTCAGCAGTATCGCTGGGTTGTTAATAATGACGACTTGTTATTGCAGCAAAATGCTTCAACTACTTTTGCTACATGGGATCAAGCCGGTAAGTTAACCCAGAACTATGCTTTAACAGTTAATGGTGCATTCACTTCCCTTGGTATTGATGATAATGCATCAGCTGAGCGCCTCCAGGTGGCAGACAACCAGCTCACATTCGGTAGTAACACACCTGGTTCAAGTTACGCTGTGTATCGCCCTGTTCAGGATGGTTACATGTTGATCGGTGGGGGCGCATCCTCGGCTTTATCTGGTCAGGTATTACTATACGGTGGTAACCATACCACCAATGCTTTAGATGTTCACCTACGGGCTGGTAATAATCCGTTCTTAACATGGGATGAATCTGCTGGTAACTTAGGTATTCATACAGG